AAGGAGCGTTGGCCCAGGAGGAGGAGGCACGCCCCATGCTGCGAGAGTGTTCAACGCGGGATCGAAAACCCCCTGCCAGTAACGGTTTGACATGTAGATCTTGTCTTCCGCGTCGACATAGGAAATCGGATGTTTGGGTCCCGAGATAGAACCAATATTGACGGGAGCGCCGCCTACATTCCGATACAAAACCCCCTGCGCGACGCAGAACATACAAGAAACCCCTGCCCATAGGCTGTGCGCCCCGGGAAGATTCCAGAACAGCGTCTTTCCATCCCTTTTTGTCAGCTTTCCCGTGACGTCGACAGTGGCATTGAGGATAACGCGCGGTTCGGCTATCCCGCGCTTTGAGAAGAACCGCTCGTCCTCTTTGACGTTGTTGGCTCCAGAGAATCCGGAAATATCGATATCAGCCATCAGTCACACGCCCCATAGTCTTCCGCTCCGCCGGCGCCGTAATGCTGAGGTTCGGCGTCGATCCCGATAAAATCTACAAGGTCGGTCATGTATTCGTAGAATTTTGCCGTATGGTACTTTGTCCCGATCCCACTGTTGTCCTGACCATCTTCTATTTTTTCGCCGAAGATATCCTTCAGAACGCCATGTTTGATCAGATCTTCCGCAATGTGAGCAGGTACGCCGTCCGGTTCATCGTCATCGAGAGCCATATCGATAGGCTTCCGATAATAATGCAGGCCGAGCGTCGTGCTTACAGAAGGGATTCCTTGGTAGTAAACCTTTGAGCCCTTTACGCAGACCTTGTTAATGCTCCCGATTTCCGCCAGGTTCATATTGGTAATCTGTTTCAGGAAGAGACTGAATGAATAATAATCGCCTCCGCGGGGCGGACTTATCACAAGGTTTCCGCTGTCGTAGATGATCGATATATTACGCTGGTAATTATCCGGAAGAGAAACATACGGCAAAGCGGCTGCCGTGCTCACCGTTCCATATGCGTATAAATCAGACAGCGGTGGCGATATCTGGCCGTTCGGCATCCTGACCCCAGCGGCGATCCTGGCCACAAGAGCATTGACCTTATTGACAATGACCGGGTCGGTATAGGCGGGGTCCTGGAGAACCCCCTTGATCGAAGTAACAATGGAGGACAATGTCGGCATGGGCAATCCTCTTTTTATGAAGGCCCTCCCAATCCCAAATAGACAGGGAGGGCCGTTGAATTACGCTTCCAGGGGCGCCTGCGCGACAGTGGCAAACTCGTCGTATTTGATCATCAACAGCACATTGGCCGCACCACCGAGAATCGTGGTATCAAAAGATACCTTAATCTTGGTGTTCGCCACCGTATCGGAGTCGGGATCGAAGACCAAGTCTTTGTTGGTCGCGTCCGGGACCCCTTCGAGCTCTACGCCAGCCGCGGTATCTCCCGTGGGGGCTGTCGCCGTGTTGACCGCCGTAGTGCTCCGGGCCAGGGTAATCGTCCCGGTAGCCACCATGGTCGCGTTTGCGACCACCTTAAAACCCTTAACGACGCCACGGCACGGAACGGGGATGTAATAATCCTCGACGCCGCCCGCGCTATACAGATTTAAGTAAATATCTTTCATTGTCTTAATCTCCTTTGAATTCTGGTTAGTTTGACTTATATCGCCAACTTGCCTATGTGTGATTTACGTCGCTATTCGAGCCCAGGGATACCAGTCAGACGTTCCCGCTGTGCCGGAGCCGGTAATGATATTCCCACTTGCGAGATCAGGATTGCAATCGATGCCCAGAGCAGGATCTGCGTCGATGTCAACAGCAGTGATTAGCCGATTATTGGCGACGATCACGACATCAGAATTTTCATCGATGGTCAGGACTGTGGCTTTGATTAGGTTGTTTGTAATACGACTACCATATGCGGGAGCGCTTGCCACTACATCGATTCCCTCTGTTGCCTCGATGAAACAATCATCAATCAAAGTCTGGTGATTCGAAGCGACACCCTCGATGGCGATTCCTACGGCGAAAATGCCTGTTGCGTATGCTCCCGGATTCTGATGGATCTCGACGCCCTGAATTTTAACAATCGCGGAGTCGGTAATTTCCAGGGCCTTTGTGTTTCCTGCGGCAGAGGCTTGCATCATTCCGCCCAGGAACTGCAATCCGTGACAGCCCGCGGGGATAACAAAGAGGTCGCCGGTTCCGTCTGCCTGCCATCCCATGTTAATAAAGCGACATGCCACTTTTGCGAGGGCGATGGTATGATGGCCGATGACGCGCGGGAAAGGCACGAGATCAGAACCACATCCGATGATGTCGCATTTCTCCGGAAGGACCGTCAAGTTTTCGGCAATGCCGTCGCCGCAAACAAAGATCCGGTTTCTCCGTGCCCACCAGCGATTTGCCGCAAGGCCGATACTGGCGTTACTTGCTGTAATGGCCTCTGCAATGGTCGCAAATGGATGATCAGGAGACCCGTCGCCGGTTGCAGCTACGTTGAGATCAACGTAGTATTTCCCGGCCTTCGGTCCCTCGTAATCGTTGACCATCAGGAAATCAGAAATCGGGCGAGTCGCTCTACCCCCACCCATCGTAAATACTCGTTCCATGATCATTCTCCTTATTGGCAGGCCTCAAACTACGCCCGCCCTGCGTTAAGGGTTAAGGGGGATGGTCTCCCATCCCCCGTTTGTTATTTAGACCGGAGGCGTCAGGTTCGTGTGAAGCACCTGCATCTTCCGGTTGGAGCAATACAGGTTCCCTCTCCATCTGGTATTCGCGGACATGACATCCGGCTGACCAAGGACTTCTTTGCTCACCCACACAGGGGTCGTGAAGTTGTAATCCTTGTGGCTTCGCAACGAGAGATAGTTGAGGTTCAGGGCGTAGAGACGTCCCGTAGCTACGCCGGTATCAGCGACGATCGGTGCGCCCTTGTGGGTGATGTTCTGCCATCCGGCTTCCACTGCATTGGTATCGGTGTAGCGCTGCTGGGGATGGAGGGACCGTTCGTAACCGTCTTTCAGCACTGCGGTGGTTACGCAGAAGTTGGGCAGTTTCGACGTAACATCGCCCATGTTCGGAGCGCGGAAAATCTCCTGCATGACCTCGAAGCCGATCGTTGCCGCCGTGACGATGACATTGGGTTTCCAGTCCGCCATGACGGATTCGGAAAGCGACCCGTATTCCACGCTCGTGGCCCCTACGACGCCGGCGGCGGAGATGTTAAAGAGATCCCCCAGCCCGTTAATGCTGTCGGAATCGGCGGCGGCGGAGATAATCTGAGTCGCCATATCGACCCGGGCGGCCTCAATGATGCTCTGCATGTAGGTCTTGGTCAGGGAGATAATGGCCTCGTCTCCGGTGTTCTGCGTCAGGTCGTCCAGGTTCTTGGTATTGGACCCGTAAGCGCCTGCCCATCTGAACCGCGCAGCATCGAGAATGGTTTTCTTGGACTGGTTGATTACGGTATTCGCGCCGTAAGAACCGTGATGGGAATTCGCATACTTCAGCGGGATCTGGACCATTTTCCCGCCATCAATAACTTCGTGAGGTTTCACTTCCCAGTTGTCGTTAACCTTGGCGTTACCCATCAGCTTCCAGAGCAGCGCGGATGCCGCGTTCAAAATATCCTCTGGCGTGGTATTGAGCCAGTACACTCCCGTTGTCGCGTTTAATTCGTTGATAAGTCCCATGGTGATTTCTCCTTATTCTTAAAAAGGCAGGTGTCCCTTAGGTCTTTGCGGCGGCCAAAGCCGCCTTCATCCCTGCATCGAGATCCTTTCCGGTTAATTTTGTGGTATTCGTTTGCTGTAACCCGGCGCCTTGGCCGTTGGTAATAACCTTCCCGGCCTCTTCCCGGCCCTTTGTGAGTTCAAGGATCTTCCGCATATCTTCGTTTTCTTTTTCCTTTGCAGCGGCGATAGCGGCGATGTCATCACGTTGAATCTGGAAATACGCAGAGAATTTGTCGTGCATTCCGGTTTTGTCGCTGGCGAGAAACTGCTTAATTCTCGTCTGCGTTTCCGGTGTGTTAAACGTGGGGTTGTCGCGATAAAAGATGTCCAACGCGGCCTTTTCGTCTCGGTCGCTCAGTTCCTTTTTGAACATGTCGCCTGCGACGGCCAGGGTCTTCTCATGCTGTGCCTGTGCCGTCAGCGTGGTCAGCTTGGAGATCAACTCACCGTGCTTGGCCTGATAGCCGTCTTCCATCGGATCGAGCTTGTCGAGTTGCGTTCTCACGACGGACAGTTCCGCACCGTAATCGACGCCCTTTTCCTGAACAGGCTGTTGGTTTTTCGTGAGTTGCTCTTTCAGGACGTTTGCCAGGGTTTCTGACTGGCTCCGCAAAGAGCCCAGTTCGCTCCCCTGCCGGTCGGCCATTTCCTTTAAGTTCTGGTGGCCTTTAACCAGATCATCTACCGATTTGTAGGATGTCCCTGGGATAAACCCGTTCTCGTCCAAAGCAATCGCCCCCGCGTCTGTCTTCATTCCTGCGTCTTCTGGCATTTCCTCTCTCCTTCTTCGGCCAGGTTGAATTCCGGTTCTCCCTCGCGGGCCGGTGGTCCTGGGTGTCCGATTCGTGATTAAAAAACAAAAAAGCCCGAATCCTACGGCACATTGCTGTGTTGTCCGTAAAATTCGGGCTAATTAACTTCCCCTGTTATGGGGGTTCTCAGTACCCTGTTATGATTTTAATGCTTGTTTAATAATTCGTTCCCTCGCGTTACAGCTTAGGAAGGCATCACCGATGCCCCCCTGGCTCATATTCACTTCAAGTGTCAGTTGAAAAGTACCACTCTTTCTAGCCGAAATCAATGATAAAAGATGATTTCTCGCAGCACCCAAAATCTCCTTTACCTTCTCATTTTCTTCCATGTCTTATCCAATACAAGCCAGGTTGTGATTTTTGAGATACTTCTGATGCTCACTCCGGGTTGAAATATGTCTTGCGTCGCTCGGCAACGTCTGTTTGGCTGATTCAAGCCACTTCACGTCTCCGTCGGTGTGAACGGCGCCATTCCTGCTGAGAATTTTCTTCGCCACTTTTCCGCACGAAGAGCACTTGATCGTTTCAGGATATTCACCCACCTGGCACAACCGTTCTGTAATTTTCCGGCACCTTTTGCATTTGTATTCGAAAATCGGCATATAAAAATCCCTCCTACGCGACTAGATTCGGCATTCCTGTATTCGTCTTTTTGACATCACCCGGGCCGCCCTGCGGTTCCATTAATTGCTGTTTAAGTTGAATGGCCACTTCCGTCGGGAGTCCTGCGTCTATAAGAAGCTGTAGAGCCTGGTCGAGCTGGCTTTCCGCTGTGCGTTCTACTTCTTCCTTCCAGTTCGGCCAATTCAATGTCTCAAGCAATCCTCTTTGTCCGATAGCCTTGACGCCATAAAGCCATTTAGCCGTCTCTTCCAGCTGCAGACTCGTTCTCGGGGTCGTGCTCCCGCTCTCGACGGTGAAGTTAAACTTCCTGCCGACAAAATCGGTGAGCCTGAACGTCATCTGTTCTCCGTTGACGCTTACCGTGTCCTCTTCGGTCCCGAAGTTCTGCCATATCCCGATCGCCCAGCGGCTTTTTTCCTCCGTGATCCGGTCAATGGCGCTCGTTTTTGACTGCATCAAGACTTGGTTTCTTTCCTGCAGGGCGACGATTGCGCTTGCGGCGATTACCCCCGTTGGCGCTACACCCCTATCTGCGTCTTCGATCTGGTAAACGCGGTCGAAGAGTTTAATGAGTAAGTCGAGTACCCGGAAGAACGTCTCAGGTAGGTTGGGGATCGGCATAAACTCAATGCGTGCATTGGGCGTCGAGGGCATTAAGATCAACCGACCGACCTTGGCCAGCGACGATTCGATCATTTCCCGCGTAATGCCGCAATGCTGCTGGATAATGAGAGGTGGCGCCATGACGTTGATTACATAATTGATCAACTTTGTTACGATAGTGTTGATTTTGACAATTAAATCCCCGACCTGTTCGGCCGCCGCAAATCCCCATATTGACGCGCCGTCGGAATAGGAATTTGCGATGTAGACGGGGAGTTTTCCCCACGGATAAGTGTTGGAAACCTTTGCGCCCTGTTTGATGTGGACATAGTTGATATTCGGGTTGGGGCAGTCATCGACCACAAGCCAGCCGCATTTAACATTCGGGTCCTTGCTCTTGGTAATAGTGATCTTTCTGATTCCGTCAGGGCAGGCTCTCCGCTGGACGGTAACGGATTCAAACTGCGGGACGCCGTACCCGTCAACAGTCTGCGTCCCTGTTTCTTCGTCCATTTTGGGCTGGAGGATTTTTTCCGTAATCTCCCGCGCGTCCCTTACCCAAATTTCAATAATAATGCCGCGCTGGACCTTCTTGTCTGAACCATCGTTACTTGGAGTGATGGTGACTGGCGTTTCATAATTTCCGATAGATCGTTGCTGGCCCGAATGGCCGCCCTTAAATTCCTCTCGTTTTTGGCCGAGCAGGTCGTAGGATTCATCGGGCGCGACGTCTGTAACTTTGAATTGGCTTTCGATAGCGGAAACGAAATCCAGATAGACGAAGCAGATATACGGCGCCTCGATTGAGATATTTTCCCAGTTCCCGGGAGCAGGGAAGAAGCTGAAAGGGTCTGTAATCAGGATATCCGGCTGGTTTGTCGCCGTGTTCCTTACCGGTTTTTCAATGGTGATGCCGTAGATCTCCATTTGCCTGGCGGACTTGCGGGTTTTAATCTGTTGGTCTGAGTTCTTCCACCACTTCTTGAGTTGGATAGACAGGACGTTTTCGATATTGTCCTGGGTACCATCAAGATCAACAACCTCTCCGGTCGGGATCCGCGCTGTAATATTCGAAACGGTGCGCTCGATGTTCGCAAAATAGAGATTGATCGGGACCAGATTTTGCTGATTTGGCGAAAATCCCTTGCGGGAGCTTGTGCCTTGGGCTTGCCGGCCGCGGTAGAGGGCGTAATTATCCAGCATTTCTTTCGGTTTGTTCAGCCGTTCCTTTTCAAGTCTTGATATTTCGAATAGCTGAAGGCCGAATTCCGCTACATCCGGATTGCCGATGGGTGGGATGTTGTTCAGGTTCCAATCGTTTTTTATCATGGTCGCGTCCTTCTTGCCGGGGAAAACAAAAACCCCGCTAAATCAATTAAAATGATCTCAACGGGGCCGGAGCGCGGTTGTCTTATCGTCCTATGCGTCTTGCGAGGGATAGGGCGATGGTTATGTTTATTCTTTTACCAAATCCTCCAGCAGCTTAACGAGCATTTTCAGTCCTCTGATCAGGGCAATGCAGATTTTACGGCCGTCGTCGTTCATAATTCCCTAGCCCTTCGCCAACAAAATCTTCGATTCTTCCTTCTCCGCGGGCACCGGGAGCCTTGATATAACATTCCCGCATTGCACGCAGACAAAACCGGCCTGCAGTATCGCCGTATCCAGGACACCAGCAGGGGAATAGAGCGCCGGAAGTTCCTTAAGCAACAGGGCCGTCGTGAAGACCAGGCCGCCGCACTTATCGCACGTTCGGTCTTTTAACTGGTCGAGAGGAACATTCATGTTAATTTGCTGTGCCATCGCCTTTTGTTTCCTCCGTTCTTTCTTTTTCATCCTTGTGTGACCGCATGTGGCTGTTTAATCCGAGTACCGTCTTCGCTTCTTTCCCGCAGATGGGGCAGATGTGCTTTTCTGGCTCCTTAATCTGAAAGTTTTTTGGATCAGTGACGGTTAAAATATCCCCCTCAACGGTCGCTTGCAGTGATCCGTCGCGGATAGGGACCTGCATGCCGTTCACTTGTAAAGTTATCGAGTCAACATCTTCAAGGGTAATCGGAGGATCAAACTTCTCTACGTCAATAATCTTCCCGTCAGACGGAAGCTCTCCGTTGTTCGGCACGGATAACTCGGAAATAAGGAGATCGTTGACAGAAAAACCCTTTGGGAACAACCTCTCATACACAGCCCCGACCATGTTCAACGGGACAAGCACGTTGAGCACGCCTGACGGGGCCAACGGAGCCAGACATTCAGGACAGGTCATCTCCGCACATAACGTGGTGGGGGACGTCAGCCAGTCAATGATATACGGGTACAGGCTTTTTACCATCGCCCCGTTCGGTAATTCCTGCGGGTTGAATCTTTCGGTGGTCTCGAACTTAATCCGCTTGCAGCTTGGGCACTGCACCTTCAAGCCTTTCATTCTTCGACCCTTTCGTAAGTGGCTTCAAAGATGTCTGGCTTGCAGGGATAGCGCTCTCCCTGAACGCCTGTGATAATCCAGTCACCGGGACATACGATATGCCCTCCCTCTTTGGTATCAATCCATCCGTGATTGTGCATAGCGTCTCCGCACTCCCTGCATATCTGGCTTCCGGGAATATCAGGACGTCTAAAGTACCGGACGACCTTTCCTTCCGATAAGAATCTGTCGGGGGCTTTATCGTCTATCCAGTAACAATCATCATCGGGGTGATCTCCATTCCTGAACCATTGTGCCGCCTCAATAACTACCGGTTTCTTTCTGAATTTCATTTCTTCTTGCCTCCCACGGCCTTCGGTGTTTTTGCTTTCGGGGCAGCCGCAGCCGTCTCCGTGTCTTGTGGTTTTTCGGCCTCCTGGGCAGCATTAATGCTTTCGAGTAGGGCCTCGTGCTTTGCCTTGAGCTGTTCCATCTCGGCCTCGGCCTCGGTAAGCTTCTGGATGGCGTACGCGACGGCCGCGGTCTTAGAGATAGATGGGTTTGTGATTACCTTAGTAAATGTCTTTATGGATTCCATGGTTATCCTCCTTGTGTTGCCCTGGTTTAAGGTTTGCCGAACATGCCCAAGAACTTCTCCGTCTTCTCCAGGATGGATTTTTCCTCTTCTCCCGGTTCATCCGGGGCACCTTCGGCCTCGGATATGGTGAAGACCTCTCCTTTGGGAACGCCACCGAGAAACTTTTCGCCGGGGGCCGACCGAGTACCTTTGAACATCAGATAGGCGCCGAACATGACGCAAAGAAGGGCCATGATCACACCCGATCCGATTAACAGTAAGACTTGAATGACGTTAAGCATCATAATTTTCCTCCAAAACAAAGGCTGATTCACGGCTCTGGTCCATCCACATCGTTCGCCCGAACAGCGAATGAACCAACCCGCCCACCGCAGTAACGGCCGGGCAATCCCTTTTGAATTCCCTAAGCTTGTTCTTTAGGATGTCATTCCCTCCAAAATAAAACCGCACCCGTGACGGCATAATCGAAGATCTTAAGGACCGGACATAATTATCGAAGGCTTTTGGCTCGTAGAAGTCGTCAGGAGGGATGATCAGAATGGCCGCTCGGTCTCCACCTGCCGCAATCAACCGTTCATTCATCAGGGCCAATGTCGTAATGTACCGCTCCGGATCTCCAAACCACGCCTGCATCAGCCCAGGATGAACGCCAAACCCATATTCGGCGCGGATTCTGATCATGTGGTCAACCAGTTCAGGGACATCCTCACTTTCAGCCTCCGTCAACAACTGAAAGGCGGCGGCCTGTATCGGTTGTGCCGATTTCGGCTTTACCACTCCCACGACGCCAGCGTAGCCAGGCATACCCGAATCAGTGTCCGATACTTCCGTCGGCCATCCTACGCATCCGTACAGGTCATAATACATCTGGCCTGTCTCCAGGTTATCATACCAAAAGGGGCGCTCAACAAGCGGTTGTCCGGTGACAATCGATTCGTCTATCCGGGCCTGCATCAGTTCCCATGCTTGGGGATGGGTGATTTTTATAATCTTTCCCATTTCCCCACCCCGTCTTCCTTTAACCCCGAGCGAATTATTTCATGCGCGCGCTCAAGGGTTTGCTGCGCCAGAGCCAGGCTCTTGCCGAGCACCTCTCCGCACTCCCTGAAGGTTTTCCTCTCTAACGTGTAAATGGGAATGAGCGTCTTCGCGTCCTGGATATACTTTAATTTCGGGAGCCCTTTCTTGTTTCGGCTCTCGTGCTCATCCAGATACCGGAAACAAAGGGCTATGTCGTGTTTGTCTTGAATGTTGAACTGATCTCTCAGGCTCATTCAGGGGCCTCGTCAGTGAATTGGCAGCTATCAAAGAAACCACTCTGGCCGGCGAAAGTGAGGCACAGAGCGTCGGCCTTGTTGGGCGATCGCTTCAAAACCTCTTTCATATCAGGCTTTTTCATCACTTCGATCTTACCTGAATCGGTGTTGTAGGTAGGCGCCTGCAGCTCTTCGATCAACTGTTCGTCAGGGGGAAGCATTGCGCCGGGATCTGTTCTTAACCATTCCCGGCACTGCCACCATAGCTGGTCTCTTAGTATCCTGAATTCTCCCATCTCAGTCCGGAGGGTGGGCCTTTCGGCTACCTTTACGCCAACAGCAACACAGTTTAGCATCTGCATGTGGGGCGCCACGCCCGCGCCAACACCAGTAGCATCGACGTTTGCCCTGGTGATATTAGGGTGGGACCGATACCAGTCTGCAGCGCGGGATCCGGTTTCAATCGTATCGACACCGCCCCACTCTTTCGGGATCGTCACATATCCGCCATACCTGGCGATTGCGACGTTGAGGTCGTCCCCCATTTCGGCTACATCCTGGCCCATGATACCGGACGAGCCGACAGGAGGCACGTCTCCGTGGGTAGCGACATAGATGTCATAACGGGTCCGAGCTCGGGAGATCCATTCGCTTGAAATTAACTGGTTTGCGCCCTGTGCCGGATACCGGCCTAGGACCATGTAGCTGAACGCCGCGGTGATGATCTTGCGTGTTCCAGGGGGAAGGGGAGGGTAGGGAATGCCGGACATGCTCTGACCGACAGCACCGACAAGGAAGTCGGGTAGATCAAAAAGAACTTCCGCTTCCGCGTGCTCGTCTGGATGAAGCGGCCTTGTCCATTCGTTGATTCTACGGACGGTAGTGTCTCGAGTAACGGCGCCCGGGATCACCTCTCGGCCCTCAATGACGTTCGGATGGGAAAAGGCCGACAGGTGAACCACACTGGCCGTCCCGTCGCGCTGCATTCTGTACACGGCGCCGGAGGCATGACGAGGATTCAGAAATATCAACAGCCGGACCTTTGTTCCGCCAGACATACACGATTCAATTCCCTTGTAGACGTCGTCGGGGATTGCGTCGCCTTCGTCCAAAACAAAGAGCATGTGCTTCTGATGTTTCCCGGAGAATTTTGCCTCTCGTTCCTCCGCGGTGCCTGAGCTTGGTATGGTAACACCGGTGATAAAGTCCTCTGAGCCACGCCTGATATCCAGCGTCGTTACAGAATCTGCCGCGAATAGCTTTGGATGTTCTGCCACGACTGACCCGATTTCTCCCCAAAGAATGTTCTTTAGATTCTCTAATGGCGGGGCTGCAGCGGTGAACACCTTACATTCCGGATGTGATTTGTAGAACCAGACGGCGATTCTGGCGCCGGAGTGGGTTTTGCCTGTGGCGTTGGCGGAAACCGCGACTGTTACAGGGAAATCCCTTACCGACTGCATCATGGTTTTAACGTCGTCGGTTAATTTTTCGTGAAGTATCTCATCGCAAAAGCCGACAGGGTCTTCCTGGTATGAATAATAATTGCTTTGAGTTTTTATCACATTGAGAGCGCCGGCGGCGGCCTTGCCCGCAATGATCGAGGCGAATCGTGATGGAGGGGGTAATTGACTGCAAGAAAGGGCCTGGCTCATGGCTTATCCGCCTTCTGGAGTAAGTGTTCCCGAACCTCTGCGGCGTATGCCGGGGGAAGGGCAGCAAGAATTAGTTCGATTGTGGCCGCATCCAGGCCAACCTCCGTTTCATGCTTATCTCGGTATTTTTCCTCAGCATTATTTTTAAGCCAGAAGATTGGACCCGCCGCGTTCTTCCCTTCGACCAGGTATTCCTCAACATTCATTTCGATTATGGACCGTGCCGTATTTATGGCGTTGGTAAACTCAGGCTTTGCTTTATATTCTTTGAATTGCTTCCGGCAGGTGAACCCCAGTGCGAGGACCAGGCCCATGACCGTGTAGGGCCTATTTTGATGGCGTTCTTTGGTCACGGTGACTTTTCCAGCCTTATCTGTCACCTCGATCTTTTTTTCAACCCAGCAAGACTTAAAATACTTATCAATCTTCGTTTGAAGTTCTTTGACTGTTTTGTATTTTGGTGGCCGTCCGCCTGGGTGTTTTTTACTCTTTTCCATGACGCCCATTGTTTCATAAGTTTCAATGGGCTGTAATTTATCAAATGGGTATCAATGGGGTATCAACGGGTGATCTTTTTTGCTCTTTGCGTCGGTCGTATTCGATTGCCCACTTAAAAACCTCTTCCGGAATGATAAACGGAGCCCCACCTGGAAGATAATGGACAGGAAGGTTATATTTCTTTCTCCACCTTCGGACGGATTGTTTGGAGTGAAAGCCGAGGTTTTCAACGCACCACTCAACGATGTTGTCCATTCCCTGTATCCAGCCTTGTGTCATTTTCCATCCCTTGCTTTAGATATTTGCATTATTCCCTCATTGTTTCAATAGGTTACGGAAATATTTAATACTGCTGCCGCTGTCCAGTATACTACATGTCTCCAGTCCTGGCTGGGTATGTATGAGATCGCAGCCAGAGCTGAGAGGATTATCAGGATTGTTGGGAATAGTTTTGGGTTCATTTTTGCCTCGTTTATTTGCCCGTTAGCGTTTTATCCCTACCATCTGCGCCTACCACAGTAGTGGTCATTTTGGGCACAAAGATAAAGCCTATCCATGATTTTCACGTTTATGTTTGACCCCGATTTCGGACGGCCTGTGTTTTTTTCTGTGCTGCTGCCATAATTGACCCGATTACCATCATCCCTTCCGGGGTAGGTGGTTTTTTGAATTCTTCGCTGGCTTTTTCGTGTTCGGCTGCGTTGTAGTTTTGTGATTCAACGGCGATAACGGCGTCCAGGTATCGTTTCAGGTTTTTCACGGGATTGCCTTTTTTGTGTGCTTCGATGAGCGCATTCAGGGAATGTATTATTGCCTCGTGGTTTTTGGTTCTGATATTGGCTTCGACGAAGAGCATAATTTGTCGTTGCTCGAACGCTGAGGGATAGATGGGTTCGAGTATTTTTAGAACGGTTTTGAGGTTTGTAAAAAAAGGCTGCTGCGTATCGTCTTCCTGGAGCGGTTCGGTTTTTTGTTCTGCTTAAGGTTCAGGATCGATATCTGGTTCGGGTTC